TCCATTGATTTTGTGTTTAACTTTACAGGCCTGTTATCCAACAAGATTCTTTCACTTGTCATAAGCTGACGTAGATTATCTGAAAAGTCTTCACTTACCCAGTCCGTGTTTACAGTAATCGTTTCAGTGTAATTAGTGTTAAAAGTTTTAATCTGCCCTTCTAGTTCCTGATAACCTCCAAATACACTTAATCCTTGAAGTAAATTGTATTCACTATTGGCTACATTTATATTATTCTTAGAAGCCTTAAAAAAGTATTCCCTTTGCCACGCGCCATAACGATTAATAAAGTCGCAGCAAACAGGCTCATAATGACATTCCGTCTTTGGCTTAAATGTAGCCGTCCATTTAACTACATTTGAAGAATTTAATATCTCTACTTTATTACCATTATCATAATATGTAGGATAAACCCTATACGATGAAACAACTGCCGCTGAACCCCACGTGAAAGTCTGACTTAATCCAGTTGACAATTCAGTATATTTAATTTTATCTCCAGCTGAAGCCACCCAGTTGATAGTTCCTGCTCTTTTAAGCGTATCAGTGTCTAAATTATATGGAGTGTCATAGTAATAGTAATACGTTTTTTCGTCAAGTAAATAATCACCTAAGTCCTTATTCATGTCCTCGGTGTACAAAGTGTACCCATCAAAAGATTTATAATTTAAATCTGAACCTACTTGACTAAATGTAGTGGTTAGCTTTTTGTATTTTTTGATTTTAACATTACACCATTGAAGACTATCATATTCTACTGTACTATCGTTATACGTGTTTTGAAAGCTACTATGTGAAATAAATTCTTTTATGTAGCTTGAAATGTTATAATAAGTAGCCCTGCTTGAAGTAGATGGTATTAATTTACTGATCGTATAAGTAGGCGAAGTAGGCGCTGAACCTGTACCATTCCATATAAACAACTCTACTTTCGTTTCAATTTGATTTGTTTCGTTTATAATTACAATGAATGGTGACCTACAGAATATATTAGCCATTATTTAGGTTGTTTAATTATATCAAAAAATAGTTTACTTGCTTCCAATCCGTATTTATCTATTAACTCGTCTGGGAGGTTTTTGTATGCTGCTTCAAATGGCTTTGTAAAAAACATACTCGGCTTTATTCCTTTTGAGTATATACTTTTAGTCAATACCCATGCTGTAGATTTATAACTCATGAACTTACCCGTCTCTCTGTTCTTAAATTGGATTCTCCGTCTTTGAACCCATTTCTCCATGGCTTCAGTTAGTCCGCCTTTTTTACCTGTCCCACTACCAAATTTGAAAGGTGACTTAGGTGCTTTAGCAGAAGAACGCTTACCTCTCACACCTTGATCTTGGTAAGCTCCGTATTCTTCCATGGAGAAATACATACCTATAGAATTAGGCATTGCTTTAACCTCACCTTTAATAGACTGATGTAGCTTCTTAGAGACGTTCTTATCCTTTGTGGTAAGGTTTCTCTTAGCTTGGTTTACTACATGGTCTCTAAAGCGTTCTAAAGCCTTTTGTACTTCGTCTTTTTGCATTAGCAGATACTCATTTCGTTAGGAACGATAATATCGAACGTCATTGTCCAACCAGCGAGTAGGTTCTCAAATCTTTCTGTAAATGGTTCGCAGCTTGGCACACCGTCTAATTGATATTCATCATTTGATAGACTTCCGTTAAATAGACTTGCTGCTAATCGTTGACATACGGCTAACTGAGTATTTAATACGTCTTGTTCATTATCATTGCCTTTAAACGTGTCTGTAGTTTCAGTCTTGCTGACATCTACTATATCCATTGCTATTACGCTGATATTAAAACGTAGTACATTCTCTTCGATATTTACGGCATTAACCATAATGTGAGACAAAGGGAATATAGTCTGTTTATTCAGGTCTACATCAAAGATACTTCCTTCAGTAACCGTGTTTACAAACGGGCTTGCTATCAGTTCCGTTTTTAAGTTGTCTATTACGCTATAAAATCCTACCATTTTTGCTGTTGCTTTTTAATCTGTCTTATTTCTATTTCCGTCTTTTGCTTCTCAAAGGTTAAAAAAGTTAACGCCTTTATAAGGGGTTGTTTAGTAACTCTGTCAAATTCGAGAATGTTTCCTTTAGCTGCTGCATAGATTGATTGATACCATCCCCATTGCTTTCCGAATTGAGTTTGTTCCGAGTAGTCGTTTTGCTCATCTTCTTCGTCTCCTTCTCCAAATAGTCCGCTAAAGCTTCCAGTAATTCTATTCCTAAAGTCCAAAAAAAAAGCGACGCTCCTAATGCAATGCTTACAGGAGTAAACTTCATTAACTCTGAATATTCAGCCGACCCGCTGTACTCCATTATCTCGTACTTGTCTCCGTCTTTCTTTACGATAGGTCTGTAAAGTACAGCCATAGCCTTATGCATATTATCCCAACTACTCAAATACTTTTCGGCATCTATGTACTCACCCCAACTGATATTCTCTAAATCAGGAATAAACCCAAACTCTATCTCACCTATCTTAAATCTGTTTTTGAATGGTTGCTTAACTGAGAACAATTTGTTAAAGTGTTCAACCATATCTGTCAGATCTGTAGCTTTTATCTTTACTACGTCTTTTAGTTCAATACCACAGAATAACTGTATCATCTTTTCAGAAATGAACTCAGCATCGTTTGATCCATCAGCTGTCCTTCTAAACTCTTGGTAGTGTTTTAGTGGTATTTCGTCTAAACTTGTTGGTATTAACAATTCTAACTTCATAGTATTAAAACTTTTATTTCGTGTTTCTGTAGTTTATAACGTAGTTATACGCTTCGTTTAACATTATCAAATGCTTTCTAAGGCTCATAGGATTATCAAATATTATACGCACCTTCCTTCCTGTACGTTCCTTTATGTACTCCTGTACTACTGCTGTCATTTCCTCAACGGATGGCGTATGTTCCATAGCTTGTATTTAGTCCTAATGTTTCCATCTCATGGTATCGTAGCGCATCTATAATGTGATCGTTGCCTCCAGCTGGTTTATTTAACCTTACTCCTGTCTTATCAGTGTCCCAACAATAGCTTCTAAGTTCTTTGATGAGGTTAGTACTGTCCGACGTTACTAAGTATTCTTGTCTTTGCATTACATCTATACCGTAATTGATAGAATCCTTGCCTTTTGTAACGCCTTTAATCGTTATTCCTTGCCTTCTTATTTCTTCAATACTTTTAGGTTCAGAACTATCAGCATATACAGGAACATTTTTAGGCAATTCCCTTGCTATATCTGTGTTCAGCATTCCATTTCTGTAAACTAATTCTTTTACAATTCGTAAACCATTGTATGTATATATAGCTACTATTGCTGTAGGGTCAACACTATAACCAAAGTCTAATCCTATACCAATCAACCTTGCTTCAGGTGGTATGGTATCTATTAACTTCCAGTTGTTAAAAACTACCCCTTCAAGACTTCCTACTAAACCAAGCCCATAAACATTCCACCAATTACGCCAGTATTCAGATGTATTCGCCTTTTCCTTGTTCTTTTCTATTTGGTCTATTATGGATTGGTCTAACGCTTCGTTATCCTTGTACGTTAGAATTATGAAGTCGCTGTCAGGTTCGTCTTTCAGTTCCGTATGCACCCAAAATTCATTAGCAGGGTTAAAGTCCAAATAAACCTCTTTCTTTGTACGGATAGCTAACTCGTTGTATGATTCAAATGTTACGTTATTACACTCGTTTATGTACAATATATCACGCCTTGCTCCACGTAGCTTAGATGAATCATCTGCACTAAAAAATTCAAATACACTTCCGTTGCCAAATTCATAGCGTAAAAGGGACTTATTGAAGTGTTCGTCATTATATCGACCTGTCCACTTCATTATCTTTAGAAAATCTTTTAAAGCACCTCTACGTAAGTGCGGGATAGTTTCAGCCACTACGCTTATCTCAAGTCCTGAATGCCTTGCTGCTTTGTCTATGAGTATTGGCAATATACCAAATGTCTTTCCTGCCGATGTTCCGCCTTGAATAATTTTAATCCGTTTTTTTAAAGCGAGTATCTTCTTTATAGATGTCGTTACCGTGAACATAAATTAATCTTCAGTTTCGTCTTCCTCTGATTCCAGGTTAAACAACGGCTGCTCTACTATTGTAGTTTGTGTTTTTTCAACGAGGTTGTTTAGACGCTGCGTGATAGATGGATTGTACATACCTGCCATGCCTCCTTCAATTTGATCAGTACGCACTTCTCTTCGTATACGTGAACAGATGGTTGAAAAGCGTTTATATCTTCCTCTCGAATTTGCAAAATAATTAGACAAGTCTTGAATTATACCTTCATCTGCACAATAGTTTTCAAAGCCTTCTATGGTTAGAGGTCTTTCTTTCTCTCTATATACCATTTCAGCGTCTTTACCTACGTAGTCTTTTACAATAAAAGGATTCTCTTTCGTGTTTTTCTTGTAGGCTTGGAATAACTCCCATAGATGCTCAGGGCTATGTATCTTATTAGGTCTTCCCATTTGTTCCGTGTTTTAGTTCAATGAATAGTTATACACTTCAAAATCTTCTTTGCTTATCTCTTCCATGTGGATTAGATTAATGTCGTAATCGTAGTACATGGTATATTCGGCTTCTGCTACTTCTAACATTAGCTTTATAGCATTCCATGTTTTTAAATGTAACTCAGGGTTTATAATCACTATGTAGTAATTAGTTATCACCTGTATTTTGTTCGGCTGCTTTAACATCGTTCGTGTTTTCGTTAAAACTTGATACGCAGACAGCGAATCTTTGGTCTATGTCTGTGTACTCACTAACCATCTTGTCATCGCCCATGCAACGCTTAATAAATTCTTTCTCCGTTTCGGAAGCTGTAGGTTTAGGAATTGGCATCGTCGTACTCTTTGTAGATTCTTTTCAATTGGTTTACTATATCTCTCCAGCATGAAGAACATGATGTAGGCAGGCTAATTAAAGAAGCTGTGGAGTCAGCAAGAGCTGCAAGAAATACCCACGAGATTTCAATCGAACTTGAGAGTGAAGAACTATTTT